GCTGAACAGCAACGTGTCATATTTAGCATCAGTTTCCGAGTTAATAGTAACAGTAAAATCTACAGCACCGACCGCACCGCCAACCGCCGACAGGTGCAGCTTGACGCTATCAAGGACAATAGGGCCGGTCGGTGTGAGCGAAGAGGCAAGGGCGACCGCCCCGGTAGCTCTGTGTGGTATTGCTTTTCCTAACATTATTTACCTCGTTTCTTGTCCGACTTTTTATATTTTACACTGACGTTCGGATTGGCATCAGCCGTCTCAGCGATAGGATTAAAAGCCGCTGTCTCGGCCTTTGCTTTAGCCTCAGCATCAGCCTTGGCTTTCGCTTTGGCCTCAGCATCAGCCTTTATTTTGGCTTCAGCTTTCTTTTTGGCCGCAGTCTTTATTTCTGGATTCGGTACTTCTTCAGCAAATCCACCCGCAATAACACGGCGTCCTTTAGGCTCACCAAAGGCCACAACGTCGCCTATTGTCGTGTTGCCCCACTTCTTTAGCATGTGCAAATAAATTGTCTTCATTTTGATTACTCCTTATTATAGTTGTTTCGGAACACATTCTTTGGGCACCTTGCACCATTCGGGGATGCCTTTATCAGTACAAGTGCTTATATATTGATGAGTTGGCTTTGAGCCTTTCTCTAAAGTGCCTGGCCATGTTACCATAAGCTGCATGTGGCCTATTAGAACCTGTGGGGCGAGACATACTTTAAGCCCACAATCTCTCCAGTTCTTCCAGAAATAAATATCATCGTCCACCCGACCATCGCCCCATTCTCCCTTATCATTGGGAACGGCGACAAACCACGGCTTCTTTAATTTTGCAAATGATGACGCTCTAAATAGAGTTAATCCGAAGTGGCCGGTATCAACTTCGATCAAATCGGTATTAGCGTCATATTCATCGTTGGCTTTAGTTGGATCGTTTACACCGGCTAATACGCTATCGTTTTCACGCTTGATCTGCACCGGCAGAATGGCATCAACTTCAGGATATTCCACCATGAGCTGACATAGTGCCAAGAAATGTTCCTTCAGATAATAGCTGTCATAATCCAATATAGCAATCCATTCCATGCCTTTTGCTATCTGTTCTTCTATCATCCGGCTGAGAACCTGACTCCAGAACACGCCATACCCAACATTAAAATCAATTCCCATCCGGGTAAAAACCCCAGCAGCAATCATTAAATTGTTAGTAAAACCAACTCGTGGGGCTGACATTATCGCTGCTATTTTTGTGCTTATTGTTTTTGTTTTTTCACTTACCAAATCCTCTGGACTGTTCGGGTTATCCGATTTTTGGAAATTATCCTTATAAATCGCAACAATATTAACCGGTGTTTCAATACAGGCTCTATATCCCTTAGAACAACACATGCGCTTTATTGCAGTTTTGCCGGCCTGATTTAGCCCCTCCTTGTCCCCGCCACCAATAACAGGGATGTATTCAGAATCGGCTTTTGGGTCATACTCAACAACCAATACCCTCGGTGCGTACCCCATCATCGCATTTGCGACGTGATAGTCCTGCCCGTCAATATCAATAACCATTAAGTCAATGTCTTTAGGTGCGGCGTGCATTTCAAGAATGCTATCTAATGTGTGGTCAGAATCTATCTTTGCAAACACCGGCCTGGCGTTGGGATAATTTTTACAATTCTCGACGAGTCTATCGTAAGCGAGCTTCTCCGATTCGATAAGGATGGCGTTCCACCCCTGCTCGACTAATCGCCTTGTGTTTGAAAACAAAATCCCGTCCGAAGCTCCTACTTCGAGACACCATTTATTTTTTACACCTATTCTCTCAAAGATGGCCTCGATAATACCATCCTCCCCATACTGTGAATAGACGTTCCTGCTTCTTGCTGAGAAACCCCTGAGAACTTGCTCTAATTCGATTTCTTTATTTTTATTACCTTGTAAATTAAGACTTACCGGCAAACTCGCACAATCCTCAACCTCGCTATCCCAATGACTTACGATTTGGATTCCAGCCCGCTCAAGTTGAGTTGCCAGAGACTTCAGATTGAATGTGCTTTTGTGATAATCGTTGTGGTCAATTTGCCCACCAAATAGGTATCCCAATGTTTTTGCGTCACCGTCTTTATAAAGCTGTATAATCTTATCAAAATCTGGAACGGCAATTTTAATAAGGCCGCCAGGTTTCAATTTATCCACCCAATTCTTGAGTACTTTTTCAACTTCACGCATACCGAAATGCTCAAGAATGTGCGACGCCCGTATCTCGTCAACCGAGTTGTCATCATAGGCTAAGGGGTACACCTCCTGCCCTGTTTTACGGTCGATATTGACGTATCCATCGATTGGAATATCGCCAGCACCAAGATTGAGTTTTACCTTTTCCATATTCTTCCTTTCATCTGTTCTTCATCTGTTGCGCTTCTCTGCGGCAAGGGCGGGCCGACGCCCACCCCGACCACAGATGAAAGCTCGTTTATGCCGAAGCAATTGCAACACAACCATTTACTGCTGTGTCGGCCAAGTTTATACCATCATGTTGTGTGGCACTAACCGGAGACTCTTCGCCTCTTGATAGTCTCGCAATAGCACCTACATAGGCAGTTCCAGCACCGCCAGCCCCAGCAGTTGCGGTGAGGCCGATATACTTTTTGCGACCTCTTAAATCCAATTGCAATGTAACAACGGAGCCAATCGATGAGGCGTCCAGAGTAGGAATTGCGAAGTTATAAGTAGTGCTTGTCGTCGCACTTCCACTCAAGGCCGCTATTCCAGTCATGCTTGTCGCCGAAGTTACCGTTTCCGATTCACCCACGACTATTGATGTCCACATCTGAGTCGCCGTATTCTGCGTGCCAGCAAAAAGGTCAAAGACGCAATAATCGAATCCAGACCTGTCAAAGGACATATCAATAACAGTGGCAGCCGTAGTGACGACCGGAGGAAGAAGGATAGTTTTTACATTTTGTGCAGGTATCATTTTTTTGCTCCTATAAATTAAAGTTATCAAAACCCCCTGCCCATGCAGGGGGTCAGTTATCGTTAAGTCACACTCTTAGGTATTGCCTAACAATCCAACTACCGGGCCACGATTGGCAGCCAGAAGTCCACCGATATCGTGATTGTTAACGCAGAACCGCTCAGTTGCACGAATAGCAATCTGGTTGTACTCGAAATAACGGTCAACGGATTTGGCAATTGTAATGCCACGTCGGCTACCCAAAGATGTTGACATTGAGTAATCGCCAAAAAACAGCATTATCGTAGCATTCAACGCAGCAGCGGAATCGTCCGAAGGCATGGCTTGCCATTCCTCAATCGGATAACCCATATACTTAGTCTGTCTAAGACCATCGCCACGCTCAGTCATCGACGCTCCACCGGCCGCCATTATCAGCCTGTCGAAAACCGCTACCTTAGCAACGGGACTGCAATGCCATTTTGCATTCCTTCGGGCATAATACGGTAACTGCCCCATGACATTCATTAAGTCGGCATCCTCAAGCTCAGACCAATTATCGCCAGTGGCCACAGCCTCATACCAACTGCCTGCGTGCAGGCCGTCAATCATCTTGGTTCTGATACCAGTCATGCCGCCGTAGGTATTCGTGCCGTCGCCGTCGATTGCACATTGGTCTTCCTTGGTGGCAAAAGCAAGGGCCATTTCGTTGACCAGTGTGTCGGCCATATTGATAATCCCGTCTTCGTTCAGGCTCGCACTCATTCTTGTCAGACAGCCGAGTTCTTTGGCCGTCAACTCAACCTGATTCCAACTCATGTCGGATTCGGTAATCGCCGTTGTCTCGCCGACGAAATAAGCATCCACGCCGCCAGCCCTTCGCGGAATAGTGGTATGGTCGGATGTCATCGGTACGATTCTTGCATTTCGACGAGCAGAACCATACTCTTCCCGCAGATTGATAATCGTGGTCTCCATCGTAGAGGGAACAATAAAACCGCCATCAGCATTAACGCCCTCAGTCTGGACACGCATCTCAACGCCGTGGTCATTGCACCATTGCCTTGCCACTGCGTCATTCAGTATCGTCGCCTGTATCCACTTGCCGGCGTAGTAAGCGTCTTTGGATGCCGAAGCACCTCTAAACGATCTCAACTGGCTATGTGCGTACATATTGGGGATAGATGCAGCCACTTCAATCCGGCCGCCCCTCGCCGTCTCCTGGTTCGTTTCGGTTGGCTGTGGCTCGTTTTGCCGGGCCTCGAATTTCTCCAGTCTTTCCTGCCGCTTGGCCAATGTCTCATACTCTTCGGCTTTCAGGAGGTGCTGGTCGTAGGCAAGAGCCTCTTCTGATGTCATATTCCTGCCCTCACGAGCTGCGGTATCCATTATGATTCTCGCATTCTCGCCCTCCAGACTACCTTTTTCTCGAATCTCTATAACGGTCATTATTGATCTCCTTAAATTCAGTGATAATTCTGTGTTACACGTTTTCCCCGGAACTTCGGCCCGGATATGTCTCAGGCATTGGCCTGTTTGAATCTATTTATCATCCTGCCGAGCTTACGGTAGCTCACCCATGCTTTCCGCATTCTCTCGTCGTCGATTAAATCCAGCTCCGGTTCGGTTGAGACTTCATCGGTTGCTTCATCCGCCACAGGAACTTCTGGCTCTGTTCGTTCTTCCAACTCATTCTTCACAACAACCAGTTCTGTTTCTCCCCCTAAAGATTCTGCTGTATGCTCCCCCAGAACCCGCTCAAGCGATCTCGCCGCCACAGTCGTATCAGGGTATGCCGGAAAAGTCACCGGGCCGCAATCAAATAATTCGCCCACTCTAATGATAGTACGCTCGACAGAACCGTCCTTAAGATACTTCCAGTCGTCCTCGGCCGTTGTAAAAGAGAAACTGCAACCAGTTATATCCTTACGCTTAATCTCTGTTACTGTGTCTCGACCTGTTGATGTATCCGGTGGGTCAATCTCGAATTTCAAACCAACAGCATTACTGTTCAATCGAAGCGTTCCACTTGTCGAACGGCCGAGCAGTAGATTCGGGTCGTGATTTTTCAGTGCCCGGACATCAGATATTTTCATCGCCTCATCGAATGCCCCCTTGTCAATCTTCTCGCGGAACCCCCCCAAGTCCAGCGACCATTTGTTAAACTTGGCTGCGTAGCCGGTGATTTTGGGGTTGTCGTCGTCCGTAACCCGCAACTCAATGTCGTCGATTGCCATCACTCTACGTTCGAGGGCTTCTGGTTTCTTTGTTTCAGGCATTATCTGCTCCTATCTCTTGCATGATTAAGGTTGCAAGTTTTTTAGAATCTTCGCTTTTCAACGTGACATCTTTACGCATATTAACTTCTACAAATCTTTCGAGTATGTGCTTGGCATGTTCCGATGATACACCTATAATTGACGCCCAAGCATTGACCGGGCCGAACAGCACCTTCTCCGCAAAATGACAGCAAGCGAAATCAGCCCGCTCCTGCCCTGAGTTATTTTTCTTCGTAATCGCCCGCCCCCACGCGGATTCGATAAGGTCGCGGTGTGCTATTCTAATCGAGTCAGCTTCATCTGTCTCTGCGGGTTCTACTGCCGGTGCTGGCTCCGGTGGTTCTGTGCCAGCTTCAATCATATTGAGCGGCTGGAGGTATATCTTGCCCTTGCCGTCCGGCAGTGGATTCATGTTTTCCTTCTCGCGTATATCGTCCGGCGATAAGAAACCAGCGTTTCTGCCGATATTGTAAGCCTCATATCGAGATTTGATATCGCCCCTCAGAAGGCCATCGACTAATATCTCACAGAATAACTTGCCACGTTCGGAAGGCATGAACAGTTTGTAATCGCATTCCAATTCCCACTTGCGGAACCAGTACAACATAGTCGTAGACACGAAATCGAGCTGAAGCTGCTCGACGTTATTGTATTTGGAAAATTCCATAGAACCGAGCTTATGCGGCGGTATCTGGAATATCCTCGCGCAATCGTCAACCGTCCACTTCTGAACCTCAAGTGCCTGGGCCTTCGCTGGGTCAACTCCAATGGGATTGAACTTCAACCCTTCTTCCAGTATCTGCATCCGGTGGGCGTTACTAAGCCCCTGCTGCGCATCCAGCCAGGATTCTTTGACATGCCTGAACGCTGTGTCAGAAAGAGACTCCGGCGTCTCAAGCGTCCCGCCAGGACTCGCATCATTACCAAAGAACCTTGCTCCATATTCTTTCACCGCCACGCCGTAAGCGATAGACTCTTTATGATAGTCAACGACGTTGTATCCGGTGTATCCATCAAAACCCAATCCCTTGATATGCAGAACATTATA